GTCTAGGACGGCCCATGTTGAACATCATATTTGCAATGATATGCTGGCACTCTTCGGGCAGCTCGTCGAAGTCTGGGTACAGAACCTTGCACTCTTCTACCGTAACAGCCATGTCGAGGTTGAACAGTTGCTTGACCCGCTCTTGTTCGACCACTGTACCGACAGGCTTGCCGTGTTCTTGGTCCGACTCTGTAATCAAATGACCGATACCCGTTGTGGGTAGACCAAGGTGATCCAAATAAATTTCGTACTTGCAGCCTTCGTCCTCTGCGATTTCCTCGCGCAATCTATCTTTATTCATAGCTAACCTCGTTACATACACAGGTCTTCATACTTAGCAGTATGGACTCTGTGCCGGCTCATATCGCCTGTGTGTTTGTAAAACAATAAACTCTTCAGCCAGTTTAACATACTATGGATTCCTTTGACCTATAATCATGTTCTTCAGGACATTAATTGGATTTGACCCAAGTAAGGCTGGATTATTTCTAATCGTGGTGTTGGAGGTCGGAGCAGCAGGGGCTGTCTGTTGCGCTCCGACCCCCTGTCCCGCAGTGGGAGCGACCACCGCTGCGGGAGATGGTTGAGTGGTGCTAGATGTAAGGCTAGGGGGCATTACGACGGGTGCGCTAACCCCAGCGTCCAAGGTTCGAGTTTCTTCTTCCTCTCCGCCAAGTTCTATTCCTCTGTACTCTCTTTGAATTGAACGTATCTCACTCATAGGCAAGCGGTTGCCGTTATCTCTGACCGCTCTTCTAGTTTCGTCACTAACCTGCATAGGTGTAAATTTACCACGCATAAGATTTGTTACGTCACCAACCTTATATTTTTTTAGCGACCTTCTGATTTCGCTATCTCTCATGCCAAGCGCCCGCATATCATTTACGGTCTGGTACATTCTGTTCTGAACTCTGAGGAGTGCGTCATTAGCGTCTCGGTAAACAGATGTAGCATCACTATCGGACAAGGCACCTTGAGTCTTAACTGCTGTGTTAAAAATCTGGCGGGCACCTGTTATGTTACTGCTGTAGTCAAAAGATGAGTACATGGCAATTTTGTCTGGCTTTACTTTGACTTCGCCCAGTCCTGTCACAGCACGAAGAAGTTCCTCCGCCGCGCTTCTTTCGTTTCCAGCAGCGTCTTTGTCGCTGACCATAGCGTCAGGGAGTGTGCCACGCAAAAACCTACCAAACTCAAAACCACCAGTCTGAGTTGTTTTTTCCTGCGCTTTAAATGTTACAGGAGATCCGCCAGGATTAAATGCTTCGGCTATATGGAAAAGACTTTTGTAAGCCTTGGTGCCGGGGGTATCTACGTCTCTGTAGACACGCGCTCCTGTGCCAGTAACACCCTGCCGATACGTTGAATCTAACAATCTTTCGGTGAGCATAGACTCATCCCCGAAAGGTTTTACCATTTCAGTAACAGCTTCTAATACGGCGTTGGTGGCAATACTTCCTGTGTCTTTTCCTAAGTCCTGCCCATCTTTAACAGCGTTAAAGATTGCCTGTATAGGACGCTGGAGATAGTCGTATGGATTAGTAAAGCTATAATCAACGTATCCTGTTAGATTCCCATCCTCATCCACTGAGGTAGGGATTAGTCTACTGTTACGAGACCAAGGGGCCGCGCTACGCCTAGCTGCGTCTAACTGTTCTTGACTGACGCCGGTCAAGCCCATAGCTGTCTGTTGAATGGCAGCGGGAAGAATCATCGTGGTGGACATCAACCCAGTAAGACGACGCATTCCAATCTCACGAACTCTTGCGTTGCCACTCGCTAGTTCGTCAAGTGATTGCTTTAGTGTGTTTGCACTTGTACGAAGAATCTCAGCAGGAAACGCAATAAAGTTACCAAGAGGTAGCTTACGAAGACCCTTTACAAAAGCCGGTACTCTCTCATAGTTGGGCACGGTGTTGCGAACAATGTCGGCAGCGTAATCGTCTAGCGTTTGAGTTTCTGTGATTTGTTTAGAAGCTCGCAATGCTTTGGTGGCCTCTAACTCTGTCCCAAAGGCAGACAGTATTTTGTTTTTCTCAAAGTTAAAGTTGTATATTTTCCAAAGATCATCACCGCCCTGATAGTATTCTCGGGCAACATCAAGCTTCTTGTTCAGGAACTGAGCCGCGCTAGATTGAGTAAATTTATTTCCAGCATTTTTACCGACCCTGATTCCAGCAATGACTTCATCAGCGTCACGAGTGACTCCGTAGCCTTCATTAATGAGTCTGTCTATCTCTTTTAACTGTGCTTGATTGCCGATTACACCCAGTCTCTGAAGTTTGGCGTATTCCTCTAACTGCTCGGCTGTGGACTTCTTTCTTATATTGTTCATAACCATGTTAAATGACTCAAAGACGTTTGCCCCACGACCAACATTACCCTGTGCCAAAGCAAACAAAGCAGCAGATGTTACGTTCCTTACTTGTGTAACGGGGGATAGAACAGTTTTACCAAACTGCGTTATGCCCTTCGCTCTGAGAAACGCGGAGTAAGAAGAGCGAGCCAAGTTACCCATTGAAGACGTATCGTTTGCAACAATCCTTGTGAGATCTTTGTACATGTTGTTGCTCACAGCTAGGCCAGAGGCTGTGCCCCAGTAATCTGCGGCACCTTTTTTGGCTGGGCCAAGAACCTCGTACTGTTCTTTCAGCTCATTAGGTAGTCTGGCATACGCCTCTTTTGTCAGGATCTCTCCGCTATCTCCAGCCTTGTTGGCTATGTACCCAAGAAAATCATCTGTCGCTGAAAACACAGCCATGTCTTCAATGGTAGATATGAATGCCTCTTGCGGATCTTTCACCTCTCCCAGCATTCTACGGATTGCTTCTGGCTGGCTGTTCCTCGCTTTAAACAAATCTGTTCTTAACTTATCAACAACAACTCTGTTTACGCCTACATTTTTTGCGTATTTACCCTTCTTGGCCTGAGAAGCGGCAAGCAACTTCTCAGTCAAGTCTTCAGCAGCTTGCCTGCTTACTTTCTGCGATTTGCCGACACCAACAAAAACCCCTTCATCAACCTTTGACAGACCACTTAGATCATCAAACCCGATAATCTGATCATGGAACTGTCTGTATATATCCGGGTTTTTTTCAAACAATTTTATGGTGTCAGCCTTGCCTTTTTTGAATTCGGCAGTTTGCATAAACCCTTTGCCGTCCTCAAACAAGCGATACTTGCGGCGTATGTAAGAGCCAATATTACCTTTAATTGTGTCTATGATGTCTTGCTGGTCAGACTTTGAGAGATAGTCTGAGTTAAGGATTCTATTGGACAGGCCATCAACCTGATCTCTCATAGCTTTAGCTTGTACCTTTATGAAGTCTGGCAACGCTTTTTCAGAAATCTCACCTGTCAAGTAACCGTACAGATCATTGTTCAAGTCGGCCCGAGTAAGAGAGGTTCCGTTAACCATAACCTCTTCAACGCCCTTGTATGCTTTATCTATGTTTTTGCCTAAGTCTTTCAGGGTGCGAGCAGCAATGTTAGCCTCTGCCTGAACCCGTCCAGATATAAGAGATCTAACCTCAAATACGTCCTGTGGCAGGTTTCCTCTTGCCCTGAACACTGATTTTACCGCATCAAAGTTTTCTTCCCCCAGTAGTTTTTCTGCAAACTCACCGCCACGAGTGGACAGTGCAGTGCTTGCTTCCATCAGCTTTTGTGTTGCTGTTCCTACTATGGCTGGCTTAGAGGCAATCCTAGCGGCTGTTCCGCCCACGAGTCCAAGAGCTTTGAATGTAGGTTCTACAAGAGCAGTCGCGCCAGCGGCTTCAAACCCCACCTTGAGCTTGTTCCCGATTCTAGCGGCAGCGGCTTCTCTACCTTCAAGACCAATTAGATCTGTGGTTTCTGTTGGACCCCCGCCGAAAAAGTCTCCGATTGTTGTTGTTCCGTTTGTCGATACAACAGCATCAGTAACCCCAGCGGCCCCAGCTTGTGCGGCGGCTCTGGTTGTTTTGCTCACATTTGAAAGAGCGCCCATTCTACCGACAGCGCCAGCAACACCTAGACCAGGAACTACAAACTGAGTAACGACTTCAGCGATTTCACCTGGAGTACCAACGGGATCAATCCCCCCAGCAGCTCGAATACCGGCGAACATGTCATCAACATTCTGCGCGTAGTTTGTATCTGCTACCAGATCTATGGCAGAACCACCCAGTTCCAAGATCCCTTGTGGAACAGCTAACACACCAGATACGATACCCTCACCAATCTCTTGAAGCGTACCCTCGTTCTCGTCGGTAAGCTCTCTCCTACGATTGGTGGATGCGAAGTCAGTAGAGGTTGGAGTTGAGGTGGAGGCTTCTAGTTCCTCCTGCATCTGCTCAAGAAAAGTTTTTGCCATCTGCCCCTCTATTTTAAAGTGTGGGCCATACTACTGTGTCGAACAGGTCAGAAAACTTTCTTGCGACCAAGTCATTATTTTTTACAAAGGCACGAAGTTCATCTTCGCTTTTACCTTGGTTTGCAGGCAAGTTTAGTAGCTCTTGTACTAGACTATCCTCCATGTTGATGGCAGCTTCTCCTTTGACCATCACGTCGCTGATAAAGCTAGATTTGTACTTACTTCTGTCCTTACTCGTTTTATCAACTGTGAGAAGCTCTGTAATCTGCGCGGGTGTCAAGAATTGCTCGTACAGCTTTTGCGTGTCACCTGGGAGCTTCGCAAGTTTTTCACGGAAGGCTTGCTCACTGAGTCCCTGGTCCTTCGCAAAGGCTTGTGCAATACCCAACTTCTCCAGATCAAATATCCTGCCCTCTTTAGCTTGCTCTGCTGCGAAATTATGGTTTGCTAGGGCAAGATTCACCTGGTTTTCGTTTTGAGCATTTTGTAATGCAACCCTCAACGCAGCATCATTTTTCTGCCGAAGGTTTGCAGCATCAATTTGCATGCCCGCTTCTTTAAGAGACGCATTAATTTGTGTCTGTATCCTGTCATTTTGCCAAATATTATCTTGAGCCGCTGTTGCCGCTTGAAATGCTTGATTAGACTTATTCACATCCCACTTAAACTGTCTGTCTTTTTCTGCTTCCGCCGCAGCATTCATAGCCGCAGCTTCAGTAGCCATCTCTTGGTTAACATCACCAATAGCCATGAGGTTCATGTCACGCTTTTCTTTAACTTTGGCTTGAGTTTCTTCGCCTACTGCGGTTCCAAACTCACCAAGTTGAGCGGCACCAGCTTGAGCAATATTGCTTATGGCATTTTCTGACTGACCTGACGCTATACGAAGACCCAGCATCATAAGATTGTAGTTAGCGTCTGTGCGAATGTCCTTAACAGCTTCGTCACCCAGCATCTCACGATATAGCTCGACCCGCTGCTTAACTCTCTCTGACCTAGAGAGGTTTGGATCAATACCTGAAGCGGCGTCATTGTCTTTAGCCACGTCTTTAGCTGGTCTGTTTTGATTTAAGACACTGTCTACCTTATCGGCTGCTGCATCTGCCTCATTAAACCCAATTTCAAAACCCCTTGTAAGAGCCTGCCCCGGTGCCCTTTCTACGCCACCCTCTGGCAGATTCTTTAATGATTCAGGCAATACAACTTTGGCGGCAGTTATGTTACCAGAACCTGTTGTACCGGCGTCAGTATCACCAGCCCCCGCTGTAGCTGCGGCAGGAGTCTCACCCTTTTGTCTGGCAGTCGCTTCAGCTAATAATTCTGCCGCGCTTTTGCCCTCTGTCTGCGGGGTAGAAGAATCTTCACCTGCGCTACCTGCCGCATCAGGAGTGGTGCCGACAGTATCTGTGACTGTGACTGGAGTTGCTTTAGTTGCAGCACCAGCACCAGGAGCGGGGGCGCTTGCCGGCATGGCACCCTGACTCGGAGGAACCGTACCGGGCCGATAAGCAGCGAGTTCTTCTGCGGGAGTCATTCCAGTTGCAGTGGAGACTGGAGTAACCAGGGTTTTAACATCTCTTGCGACAGCCCCAGGAGTACCAATAATTGCATTAGCGGCAGATTGTAGCGGAGACATTACCGCTCTAGCCGCTGATTGCAGAGGACTTTGACGATCATCTGTGCCGAATAAAAATTGATCAGTATTTTCATATATGTTGCGATCTACTTCTGCAACTTTAGATATTCCACTAGACAGCTTGTCCAGCACAGTGCCTTCTGCCTTTGGAGCAGCCAATGCCTTAGTGGCTAAAGCGATAGCAGCCTTACCGTCCGGGGTCCGAGCCGCTTGACCGTAGTTTATGGGTTTAGCCAGTTCTTGAAGAGCAGCTTTATCCCCCGCCTGAATAGCATTTTGAACCGCAAGCAAATAGTTTCCCTGAGTGTTAACAGTGCCACCGTTAGCCATGCGCACAGGTTGCCTGCGTTGCGCTGCTGCCATCAGTTCAGGGGATGACGCCAAGATGCCAGCAGCTTGCCTGCTCGCCATTGGGTCACGAAACATTTTGCGGTTCATAGGATTCATATCAGCCCCCGAATAACTTAGCTAACCCACCAGCTTGGCCTGCTGCTCCAAGGCCCGCGATACCAAGTCCTAGCAACTGGGACGTTGCGCTTGGAGGCGGTGTTGTAGTGGTAGAGTATGTTGATTGTAAGGCTGGAACACCTTGGAAGATATCGGACAAGAAGCCGACCTGCTGGAACGGAAGCTGCTGCTGCGCCAGAAGATTCTGCTGTGCTATGTTCAAGCCCTGCTGCGCCTGCTGCTGCTGAAGTCCACCGACACCCAACAGTGTGTTTATATCCTGGACGCCCATCTGCTGACCAAGCTGACCCAGACCGGCGATACCTTGACCCAGCGCACCTTGCAGTTGTGCCTGCTGCAACTGCTGCTGTGCAGCCTGACCAGCAAGCTGCTGCGCTTGTGCAAAGCCAGCAGTGCGAAGCTGTGATCCTGTACGAGCCTGCTGCTCCAGTACGTTCCTGTCAATCTCACCTGCTTGAATGGCCTGTCGTGACCCACCGAAGGCACCAGCTCCTATGGCTTGTGCGCCAAGACCCTGCTGCTGCTTTATACCCTGCTCGGCGATGTCAGCGTACTGCTGCTGAACTACATCCTCAAGGTACGGATCCATAAACTGTTGATATGATGTGGGGGTGATAGTTGCACCCTGCGCACCCGTGATCCCAGAACCGATAGCCGAGGCTGCTTGTTGTAGGTATGGCGCGTATGCACCAACACCAGACATGGCAGAAGAAATAGCCTGCTGTTGCGCTTCTGACAGATCAGCAAGCTGCGATGGAGCATACGGCATGCCTGTTTCGGATACGGTGCCTGCCTGTTCTAAAAGGTCAGCAAGGAACTGTTCCTGAAACTCAGGTAGCCTTGTTTCTTGGATTACAGTTTGAGTAGCCATTACGCCTGTGCCTCCAGTTCAGCCATCATATCATACATTCGTGCCGCTCCGATATCCCTATCTCCATCGCCTGCGCCACGAACCGCTTTGGCTGTCATTACAAATTCACCGTCAGATAGACGGGCTGGCACTGAGTCCGAAGTGCCGGTGCCCGGACCCTCAACTTCTCCGCCATGATACATCCGATACTCAAAGCCCGGGTCTCGGACCTCGGCCTTGCGTTTGGTGTACAGCTCAACATCTTCGGGGTTAGCTAGATCAAGCTCTTCGCCCAGATATGTAGTTACAGGAGTTCTTCTCATCTTACCGACAGGGAATGGACGCAGAGACCCTGCTTCCTCTTCTTCCTCCTCGGTTAGACCAAGCGCAGCCAAAGATCCCAGGCCTGCTGTTGTTAGGAGTGGATTCTCTTTAGCAAAGCCAAGCGCCTTGTCAAAGAAAGACGGATCGTTCAATGCTTGAGTGGAAGCATTTTGTGGTGATACAGCAAAGTCCATTGCTGAGTCTACTCCTGGGACACCAATTTGTGTTGTCGCCTGCGGTAAAATAGAATCTCTTATAAAACCAGGAGAAAAGCTTGAAGTTCCCGCAGGTCCAAAAACCTTTCCAGCACCAAACCCAAGCGCACCTCCGATAGCCGCTGTCTTCAAGGCTTCATCAACATCCTGACCTGCAACAAGACCCCCGATCCCAGATCCGAGGGCCGAGTACAATGCTCCGCCAGCGGGACCACCAAGACCATACCCTATCACCCCACCAATGATAGGTGCGGCGTCCTTGATCTTATCTGTCAGCTTACTAAAAAGTCCCATCAGGTCACTACCTTTACAGTACCGCTATCATTATACAGTGCGCCGGTTTCAAGTCCAGTTGCACTCGTAGGCAGATTTGTCAGTGTTAGTTTTGTTCCGCGCATCTCTCCGGGGTTACGCTCCTGTGCAATAAACAACTCAAGAGAACGAATCAGGTCAGACATATACTGAACCGAATACTCTGTTGGTGCTTCCGGTAGCCTTGGTGGTGCGATCTGATTTGATGACATTAGCGTCTACCATCCTGTCGTATATCTATGCGTGGGCTACCAAGCTTCCACCTAGCTCCAAGGGCCGAGGACTCAATACGAAGAGCAAAGGATCTACCACGAGACCGCAAGAACAACTGGTTGGTGAATGTCTCAACCGGCGACGTGGCTGTGCGTATCGTGTCACCCGATGCTGTGTTGTCGAAGCCCGCACCTGGGAAGTTCCTGGATTTTACAGTAAATGTGGCCTGTGGGCTACTGAGATTTGTTGACCCATCAAATGTAATGTCAGGTATCACCCTACCAATGTATGTAAACTTGTCACCATCACCGATGTCCATAGGCGAGGACTCGATGAATGAGTTCATCGCTGATCCGTCATCATCGTACCCAAGCTCATGGTTATATATGTATTGATTGCCTGTAGCCAGCGGGAAGGATCTAACACCACGGTCAAGCCACGCGGTGCGGGCAAGATTACCGAAGTACCAGACCTTTTCGGCGTAGTTGTATATGACATATCTGTCATTCTCAGAACTACTAGCACTAGGGTAATACCACACAACCTCTGAAAACTCAGAGTTGACTCCAGCTACAACCTTGTCTCTCTGACTTTGGTTAAAGTCGAGAAACACCTTGTCTTTTACAGAGCAGGGTAACTGCTGTGTCTGACCAGCATAGATGTAGAAGTTGTCGATACCCATCCAGTAAACAACGTCTTCTGTACCAACCGCAGCATTTGGTCCAGCTATCGTGATATTAGACGCAAGCTGCTGTATGCCAAAGGTAAACGGAGGACCAATAAACCGCATAGAACTGAGCGCAGTATCAGTCCACACCAGTATCTCACGCTTTGTTTCAACGGCTTGCACAAAGGTGGACCCTGATCCAAGCCTGAGATCTCCTGCTGTATTTGTTGCTGCCGGATACCAGATCAGCGGGTTCTCTTGGTCAGAGAAGCGTATGAGCAGCGGGTCTTGTACACCGTTACCTTGGTTAGCTGTGTTGCTTGCATTCAGAGCATCACAACCAAAAGCAATAACATGCCTATCTTGATCAGATACAAGCACCTGCTTTGCGATTTGCGGGACGCTGGTCTTTGTCCCGCTAACCGTAGACAGTTCAATCGCTCTCGTGGAGAGGTTATTACTTCTGTCCCAATAGTAAATGTTACTGTCACGAGGGTTGATGAGTAAATCTTCTCCGAAATTATCGTGTGACCACAGTCTGATCTGCGTGGTTGTAACAAGTCCACTAGAGGCCGCGTCACCCCATCCATCTCTTCCCCATGTTCCTGCACCCCAGCCAGTACCGCCAACCGTGGTATCAAGGCCCACGTTTATTTGATACACGCCAACAGTGTTAGACCCACCGTTACCTGTATCAGAGCTATTAGCTGTAGCAGATACGGTGATTTTATAGCTGTTAGCGTTAACAACTTGTGTGATCTGATGCTCAGTATTCAGCACTGCGGCAGTGATATTGCCACCAAGGCTTGCCGCGCTAGAGAAAGTAACAAAGTCATTCTCGACTGCGCCGTGACTAGAGTCAGTTACAGTGATTATTGCACTGCCATTTGTTGCAGCAAAGGTACAGTCTCCTGCACTTGTAGTCAGACGTATAGGAGTGATGTCGTTAAAAGACTGGCCCTCTTCGATGTAATATTTAAGGTGAGTGCCGATACCAAGATAGTTAGAGCCATCCAGGGCTATCCAGTTGTGCAGCGCACGAGCAGAGCCAAGATAGGTTGACGAGGCATACTTTTCCCAGCCGCCAATCTTTTCAGGGTAACCAAAGCGGAAACGCACCTTGTCGCAGTCGCGCCAGCCGCCCTCGTTACTATACGAGGTGACTTCCCTGTTTACACCCGGTCTAAACTGAAGCTTGGTCAAAGGCATTATGTAAGCTCCGCTCTTGTATACTGTCCAGAAAAGTCGCTAAGTGATATTCCTGCACTTGGCGTTCCTTGTGCATTTGTTGTTACGCCAGAACCACCAAAAGCCTTGACTGCTGGGTAGTACGGCTCACCTGCATTTGTAACCGTGTAAGCGTTTTGCCACAAAAATATAATACCCGGTGCGCCAGAGTTACCACCTTTGTTTTGTCCTGCGCCGCCGCCACCGCCGTCACCCCAACCGTGATTTGTTCCAGAAACCCACCCCTGACCGGGGTTAGCATTTACGGTTTCAGTGCGCCATCTATAATCATCTTCACCGTCTTGGGTAAACCATCCTTGACCACCCTGACCTGTGCCGCCATTTAAAACATCATTACCACCGCTTGTGCCATTTCTAGCTGTGGTGCTTGTTATAGGATATGTGCCGTTGTTGGTCACAACAGTTGCTGCTCCGCCGCCACCGCCATTATTACCACCACCGCTGGATTTTGCGCCGCCGCCTGCCCCTGTAACTAACTGAACACCACCAACTGTCAAATGAGAGTCGCCACCGCCACCTGATGGATCGGAGCCGTTTCCACTCCCACTTCCTCCGAATCTAGCGGTAACAGAAGTTCCTGCGCTCAAACTATTAAAATACCCATAAGCACCGCCACCGCCGCCACCTCCCGGGCCTTTCCCAAAAAACTCACCGCCACCACCACCGCCACCTTGGACGATAAAATATACACGGCCTGTTTGGGGTACAGTATACGTCTCACTTCCATTTCCGTCTGTAGATGCTGACCCAGTGCCTCTTGTCACACCATTTGTCGTGGTGACAAACGTAGACAGCCCGTTGACTTTGCTCGTTGAAGTTTGTGGCAAAGTGTAGTCTTTACTATCTGACGTAGCAAAAGGAACAAACCCATCCGTAAAATTAACGGTGCTGTCCGTTGATTTGGGTACAAACGATCCACCAGATATTGTGCCGGAACCTATCTTGCCAGACCCAGACAGGCGAAGTGTTACATTGTTAGAATTGTTGTACACAATAGGTGTTGAGCCGTTACCCCCCACATCGTTGCTACCAATTTCCAAATCAACAATAACGTGATTGTCATTGTTGGGTATGGTGATCACGCCAGTAAAGGATGAGGTAACCTCTATCTTCTGCACGGGAAGAGCATACGAGTTTCCTGCGACTGAGGATACGTCACCCCCAGAGGTCAGGTTAATCTTTGAAAGTCCCTTTGCAACAAGCATATTATGATGTCACTGTCTCACTAAAGAACCAGTACCCTGCACTTGAATCGTAAACACCACTAGCTAGTTTGGCTTGGTTGCCAAGACTAACGCCCTTTGACGAACCGTGCCACGAAAGCGTCATGGTTCCTACTGATCCAATGTTGACTGTTTGACCATCATACTGGCCTGCACCAATCGACAAAGTTCCTGTTCCAGAATGTTTGATAAATGTCTGCACCGCCGTTGCTGACATAGTAACACTTGCCGTGCCTGACTTTGTTTGTACATCTATCGCTACTTTAGCTGATGTTGCGGCGTCATCTGCAATGTCAGCAGTGGCAATCGTGCCATCCGCAATCTTTGCAGAGGTAATGGCGCTGTCTGCAATATCTGCGGTAGCGATGCCCCCATCTGCTATCTTAGCTGATGTAATCGCGCTGTCCGCAATCTGTGACGTATCCACCGTAGCGAGAGTTACTGCTGCCCCTGAACCCGCGCCATCTGCAAAAATCCAACCAAAATCACCTGCGGGTATCGTGGCATTCGCTCCTGAACCCTGACTAAATATTGCAGACTGGCCCGTGTTGTTATGAACAAGAAACATCTTATCCTGATCATTAGGGCTTATCGTAATCGTGTTGGTTCCGCTAGGTGAGCCGCCAAGAACAAGAACTTTAAAATGACCATCCGACACAGAACCATCAGAGGTTGTCAGCGTATGTGTTGTGCCAGACAGCGTAATCGCGCCAACACCGTTAAGAGCGCGGTCAATGATGTCAAAGTTTGTATTAGTGGTATCGCCCCAAGTTCCTGACTGTTCGCCGGAGCCGGGTTTTTCTATGCCACTGTTTGCTGTATATGTACTAGCCATTTAGACCACCTCTTCCGTCCACTGGTTGATTGTACCACCAGCATTGATTTCTGTCCATGAATCGCCCGTGTGAGTTATAGCAGACCAGTTAGGTGTGCCGCCAGGATCAATCGGCACCCACAACAAGCCTCCGTCTACTGTCATTACAAACAAGAACGTCATGCTGCTTTCGCCGGAAGCGATTAAGTTAGGTATAGTGGTTTGCGTAAATGACGTAACAAGCTCTGCCACAGACGTTTTTATTAATGTGGGAGTAATGTCTTGTGAGAATACAAACTCTATACCAGACGAACCAGATGCCACAAGATTGCCATCACTGGTTTGCGTAAAGCTAAATATAATGTCTGAAGTTGCTACTTTAACAGTGTTGGCGGAGGCAGACTGAACAAACAAGAAGTCGGCTTCAGCAACAGCACTAGCTATCCGTGTAGCTGTAGAGGTCTGCGTGAAGTTAGCGTCCATAGACGCATCAGCTTCTTTGACTCTGTTGGCTGTACTGGTTTGCGTAAAATTGAAATCAACCTCTGCTACACCACTAGCAACAAGTGATGCAGTTGAGGATTGAGTAAAGTTAGCATCTATCGTTAGCTCACCACTTAGAATGCCAACACCAACATGTACTTTACTAAATGTGCCTATCATGTGATCCACACCTGAAAACACACCTATGCCTACAGAGGTTTGAGTAAAGTTGGCGTCCATAGTCTGAACGCCTTCTCTAATAATCCCCTGCCCAGCAAAAGGTATTTCGGCAAATGTGGCTTCGGCAAACATTAGCTTGCTGTGTACCCTTTGCCAGCCGTGATAGCAGCATTAACCGCTGCCATGTCCTCATCTGTCCAGTAGTCTTTAGCTACCATCAGTTGCAGATGTTCAACATTGCGGTCTACACAACCCTGACGCTCTTCTGCATCATCATCTGCCATTGCATCACCTGCAATAACGTCTGTGATGAGTTGCACGGAATGACCCATAGCGGTGTAGTTCTGTGCGATTTGTTCTGTTGTAAGTTCGTCCATTTTAATTTCCTTTAACAAGCCATTAGGACACAAGGCACACAGTATGACCCATCGTCATAGGTGTGCGATACATTGGTTGATGTTACTTTTGCGATTGTTTTGCTGCGAACAATGTCGTCACCTTGCGGCT